AGAAAACAGACGGAGAATATTATCTAGCAATATTTCAGCCATTTCACCTCTGATCATCTCAACAAGCAAGGTAGTTATGCAATTCTGGTTACTATAAACTGCATATTTTTTACATCTGACTTTGTTTTCCAAGCCATTCCTTCAGCTTTTTCTTTATAAAGCCGAGCATTCAATGTATTAGTTACAGACGGTTTCTGAACGATAGGAAATACTTCTATTGCACCAACATCCATACTCCGTAATACATCAATTACGTTACGTCTCTGAATATCCTTTTCCATACAATCTAATTTTAAATTAAACATTGAAGCGATGAGCGGATTCGAACCGCCGACCTCTGCTTGTGGTGCTCTTCCGTTAAGCTAAGAGTATTTCTTGAGAGACTCGAACTCTCAACCATCCACCACACACAGCGCTCTAACCTGCCTGAGCTACATCACCTTTATATACATAAAGCAAATACCTCGATTTGCCGACAAACGTCTAACTGATTTAGTTTTACAACGATACGGCTTGACCATTAACCACAGCATTATATCGTTGAGAAGCCCGCCTACGTCAGTAATCCCTTTCGGCACGTGTCGGCTTCCAAAACACCATTTTACCAATATGTCAAAGAACTCTTCTCTGTTGTTCCCAGTCTCCCTTCAAGGGCAGGCTCAAAGACCGGACTGGGTACCGGATAACCGGCGGTTTGGTTTGACTTTAGTGAGGGTTAGAGAATACTTTGGTTGTTCTTCAAAACTATGTCCATTAAGTTTCGTTGCGATTCAATAAATTTCTTCAAATCATCACATTGGGAAACTTTCTCTCTATAAAATCCACGTTCTGATTCTAAATCTCGTTTGAGTTTTTCATTTTCACCTCTCAAAGAGCTGATCAACGCGTCTCGTTCTTCAATCACAGCTTCATATTTGTCTCGCTGTATTTCTAGTTCGGTTCTTTTATCCATTGTTGTATAATTTGATTAATCTCCGACGTAATGTGCACCGTAATGAGTACTATTTGGGTTGTAGTAAGCGGAAGCGGGAATATTAAGGTTATTATATTCCTTGCTAGGTGTAGCTTTGGCAGTCTTGCTCATAGCTTCATGTCTTTCAGCTAAAAATTTATCAGTTCTTGATTTCACTGCTTCCGGTGAGAAACTTTCTTGGAGTTTTGCGAAGCTCCATGCAGATTTTAAACACTCTGAAAATGTTTTTCCACCCTTCTTGTAATTGCGGTGTGCAGACTTCATTATTTGTGATAAATTGTAGCTCATAATCGTTATTTTTTAATTGGTTTTATCAATCAATTTTTGTATGTTTGTATGATTGATTGATTTATGATGCAAATATATCCTCAAATGTGGATATATAAAAATTTAAAACCTATTTTATATCTTCATTTGTGGATATTTAACTTTTGATTGATTATGATAAACAGAATTAAAGAAGTAATAACCTATTCAGGGCTATCAGAGAGGGGATTTGCTATTAAGTGTGGATTAAAGCCCACAACTATTAATAATCAACTGATAGGAAAAAGAGAAATTAGCCTTGCAACAATAATAGCAATTTCATCCTCATTTGAGGAAATTTCCGCAGAATGGCTGTTAAGAGGAAAAGGCTCCATGCTTCTTCAAAAAGAAGAAACAGAACCAGGAATGGAGAAATTGAAAAGTATAGTATATACCATAGCCAATTTGCAGGATGAAATCAATGAAAAGACAGTGCTTACCCAACGGCTTTTGGAAGAAAACCAAAAATTAAAGGGTGAATTGGCTATGTTGAAGAATGAAAGAAATGTAGGATAAGCCATGAAAAGGACATATCATAGCATTGTTTTATCAATCACTTTTTATACTTTTGGAGTATTGATTGATTGATGATGCAAATATAAACGTATTTACGTTAATTACAAAACACAAAGCTTGATAAATAATCGTATTTACGTTAATTGACTATTAATTATAGATATGGCTGAAACAAGCGTAAACGAAAAAATTAGAGAGATTATCTCTTATTATAAGCTGTCAGACAGACAGTTTTCCATTAAAATTGGGGTAACCCAATCGGTGATTGGTTCAATGTTTCAAAAAAACACAGAACCTTCCTCTAAAGTAATTAAGCTCACATTAAACGCATTTACGGATATTTCAGCAGATTGGTTACTACGCAATAAAGGCCCAATGCTGATTTCAGATATCAAACCTGATCCAAATATTGAACGCATGGAACGCCTTGTTGATACAATAGCAACCCTTCAGGGGACTATAAATGAACAGATGAAAACTAATCAATTACTAACAGAGAAGTTGAAAAAAATCGAAGGCGAATTAGCTATGTTGAAAAATGAACGAAATGTAGGATAATAAAAGAAAATAACTATGACAGAAAAAGAAAATCCCAAACAAGAAACAGCAAAGCAAGAAGATAACCCGTCTGCAAAATGCTCAGAGAATTGTTCGCATTATATAGATAAAAAACGCCTTCATCTATACAAAGGAAAATTCTTAATTTCCATTATTGTATGTACAATCTGTATCATTGCAATATTCGTTCTTTTCCATTTAAACTATAGGGGAAGTCAAAATAAAGTTATTGAAGTCCAAAAGGAGTTTTACGACAACTTAACAAACAAATATTTAAAATCTCTAACCATAACTAAAGATAGCACCATTAGTCTAGATCAAGTTGTTATTGATATAGTGGAAGAAAAACAAAAAGAATCATTATCTTTGCTAGAGCTACAATATAACAAATTACAGCATGATTTTACTGTATTGTCGTTATGGGCTGGTATATTGATGATTGTATTCCTTATTTTCTCTATATACTCAATATTTAAAGTGGATGAAATGCAAAAACAAGGAAGAGACTATTTGGATAAAATGGAAGATTTCTCTATTAAGGCAAAAGAAAATTCAGGCAATATAGAGAAACAAGCGGCCAAAAAGATTAAATCATTAAATGACCAAGCAGATGATGAAATAAAGAAGTTGTCTTTTGCAAGCAACAAACAATTGGAAGAGTTGCAAACAAATATTACAACAATCCAAAAAGATTTTGAATCTAGTGTTGCCGAAAAGACACTAGAATTTCAAAAGACAATTCAACAATATCGAGATGAAATGAAGAAGACATCAGAACAAAACAATAAACTTCTTGGAGATTTTGTTCGATTACTTGTTTCTTCAAATTCAAGTGGAAAGGAATCTAAAGATTAATATTATGTGCTCAATAGATACATTACAATCAATGGCGCAGATTTATTCTGACATAGCGAACCTGTATTTAAACAAATATGAATACATGGAGAAAATTAGTGTTATGCGTTTAAAGAGAGTTGATTTCTCCAATTCCGAAGGAAAAGAGATTCCTGATATAGAAATACATCCTAATGATGATATCTATAATAAAATTACAGAAGTATTTGAACATATTTTATCTCTCACATTAAAAAATAAAAATAAATCCGTTTGGGAAAGTATTTCTATTTACCTTAACTCTCTTAATGATATAGTACAAGGATTTCCTGGATTTAAAAAAAGACCTATCAATAAAGAATTTGAGGAAGTAATAGATGAAGCCATTGATATAGCCAAGAAAAACGAGGATAATAATTTGAGGATAAACATTATTAAATGCAAATATAACATATATAACGTATGAAAGTTTACATATTTATATACAACAATTCTCTAGGTAATGAAGAAGAAACCAAAGAGTTATTAAATTCAATCAGAGAAATATCTGACTGGAGAACAGATATCAGAAACACATTTTTAATAAAATCAACATTAGAAGCTAATGAATTGGCAGATATCATTATAAAAAACAAACCTCAAGCCCGTTTTCTTATTTCAGAAATAGCAGAAAATCGGCAAGGATGGCTACCTAAAGACGCATGGAAATTTATAAAAGATTAAAATATGAAATATAGAAATCTTGATAGTACATAAAACATCAAATGGTCGAATTATGGTCGAACCATAAAAAAAAGCAGGACTATATAATTGATATACAGAATATACAACTAGATTTCCAAAAATGTGTCTAGTTTAGTTTTTGTGTTGATAGCTCCCTCGTCGGCGGACGAACTAGGGAGCTATTTTTATATACTGAAAAATCAGCATCTTATACCAAAAGTTGATCTTAGTAGTCTTTATATTAAACTCATCTTCCATCAAGAATTACATTGCGACAATCTAACTTACTTCGCCATGGTTTAGAATAATCGCGCCTCAAATATTTCTCCTGTTATACCGTCAACCCCATAAGGTGATTTTTGATTCGTTTTATATTGAACTGATTTCTTTATCAGTTCTATCATTTCAACGGCTTCACTATCAACAGATTCTTGAGAACTAAACAGCATATCCTTTGCCACAAATGTCTTGGCTGTTAAACGAGTACGATCATCGTTGTAATCTCCTAGAATGAGTCCTTGAGCGATATGAATAACAAATTTATCTTTTGCTGATGTAAAGTCATAAGTAGGTATGGAACTATGAATAAACATATCATTTATTATTTCGTCGGTAGTCAAACCATTTCCCGATTCACCTAAATATCTTTCACGATAGCGATGAAAGAGATGAGGAGTATAAGTGATAGTCAGTATTCTCTCGTCAACAGGACGCATATACACAACGCCAACTCCATAAGACTGATATTTTACGTAGGGAATAAAAGCCGGATGTGGTGTTTCCTTTTTATCTCTTGCCAATATAATAATGTTCCATTCATTGTTAGTTATCCGAGAGGTCCATTTAAATGTTTTATATGCAGGAAACTTTGTAGATTTAATATAAAAACGCCTATTTTCTTCGCCTAAATGTCGTATTTTAGCATAAAGAGCATTAGAATCCTTTTCAACCTCTGTCTGCATTTCCTCAATGCTCATTGTATTTATTATCATAACCTGTTTTTATCGACAAAGATATGAAAAAGAAGTGGTGAACCAGTCAAAGAACGTTTTTTTTGATCGATTACAGGAATATTATTGCACAAAATATACATATTTTCCATAACTTTGCAGCGATAAAGTTTCACACAAATGGAATATAGCGTAGAAGAACTAAAAAGTGCATTAATTGAGAGATGCAAGAATGAAGGTATTCTATATGCAACGGTGGCAATGGATAGACATACCAAAGAGATGATTCTTCCTGACACTTTAGAAGGAGCCCTGAAACATCCGGAATACTTTGTATGTACCTGCAAGAGAGTGAAAGAGCAATATATAGTGGAGGAGATTACTAAAGTGTAATCCTCCTCCAATCTTTTATTCTTTTTCTGTTAGTTTCGTCAACGAAACAATTCTAATTCATTTTTTATTACTATCGTCAATATATGCGGCAGCCGCTTTATCCACAAATAGCTCTACATTCTGCGCGTGATGAGCTATATAGGCTGCGGGACCAGTGTCTCCCGAATGACAGATTTCTTCTACTACGTCGACTTTATTTTTTCCGGTAATCAGGAAAATGACATAGCGGGCATTCTGAATGGGGTATCCCGTCATTGCGATGCGCTTCTGCCCGTTACGGGGATGGGCGCTGACTACATAAATAGAGTTTGAAGTCAGCAAATCTTCTTGTCCGGGAAAGATGGAAGACGTGTGTCCGTCGTCTCCGGCCCCCAACAGTACAATATCAAATTCGGGCCAGCCACGCTTCAACGGTACTTGCTGCCGGACTAACTCCGAATAACGGACCGCTTCTTTCGCAGGCTTCGCCTCTCCACGAATACGGAATACATTTTCATACAAAATAGGAGTCAAACCCAAAAGGAGGTTGCGCATCATTCCGTAATTACTGTCCGAATCATCGGGAGGCACACAACGTTCATCCACCCAATAAATCCGCATACGATCCCACGGGGTAATATCCATGTATTCATTCGCCCATAAATCGAACATCAGAGCAGGTGTGTTGCCACCGCTGACTGCGATATTGAACACTCTGTCCGGCTCTTCATTCATGATTTCCACCAAGCGGAGTATCAATGCTCGTGAAGTTTCAATAGATGAGGGAAAAACTGATAGTTTCATAATTCACAATATTGATCTGTATTCGTCAAATTCTTACAAGGATTCGTCCAGTCGGCCCCATGTTCGTGCATCATCGCTTCGCTTTCCAGAGGTCCCCATGTACCTGCGGGATAACCGTAGAGAGGTGCGTCGGGGTTGTCTTTCCAATAACGGAGTACCGGATCGAAAAATTTCCATGAGGCTTCTACTGCATCACTTCGAGTAAATAAAGTCGGATCACCCTGGATGCAGTCGTCTATCAGACGAGCATAAGCGTCTCCACTGGGTACGCCGCCCAACTGCGCGTAACTGAAATCCATCGTCACCTGGCGCACTTCAAAACCTGCACCGGGGACTTTCATTCCGATTTTGAGCACTATTCCTTCATTCGGTTGCAAACGAAGAATCAATTTATTAGCCCGCGGACAGTTGCCACCGGCACAATGAAACATCTGATGAGGTGTCTCACGGAAATGAACGACGATTTCCGTTACTTTCGTCGGCATTTGTTTACCTGTACGAATGTAGAACGGAACGCCACTCCAGCGCCAGTTGCTAATGCCCAGTTTCATGGCAATATAAGTATCCGTGCGCGAATCGGGAGCCACTCCTTTTTCTTCACGGTAGCCTTTCTTATTGCCGGAGGCTGTATATTGTCCACGAACGATATGTTCGTTCAAATCCACTTCATTCAACGGGGTGAGAGATTCGTAGACCTTCACCACTTCGTTGCGGAAATTGTCCGCGTTGAAAACAGCGGGCGGTTCCATAGCCGTAAGGGCTACGAGCTGTATCAGGTGATTCTGCACCATATCGCGCAGCGCACCTGCCGTTTCATAGAATCCGCCGCGTTGTTCGATACCCAGATTTTCTACGGCTGTGATTTCTACGTAGTCGATATAGTTACGGTTCCAGAGAGGTTCGAAGATGCCGTTGGCAAAACGGAAAGCCAGTACATTCTGGGCTGTTTCCTTACCGAGAAAATGGTCGATACGGTAAATCTGATGCTCATTGAATACAGAGGCATACGTTTTATTCAGTTCACGTGCCGATTCGAGATCATAACCGAAAGGTTTCTCGACGATGATACGTGAATGGGGGGTGTTGAGTCCGGCAGCTTTCAGGTACAAGGGCACTACTCCGTACAATGACGGCGGAGTGGCTAGGTAGAACAGCAGGTTGTCCGGGTCTACCTCACCGGTCAAGTCGACCAGACGTTGACGGAGTTGCGGGTAACCTTCTTCTTTTGCCGGGTCCATCGGTAAATAGTAGAGATGGGAGACAAACGAAGCCATCAGAGCTGTGTCCTGTTCTTCGGACTTTACGAACTGTTGCAGTTCTTCTAAGATATAGGAACGGTAGTTATCGTCAGAGTAGACCGTACGCCCGATACCC